ATATCCATCTTCAATAGCGGAGTACGTTCACCAGAGAGTTTGTGTCTGTAATAGTAGTCAATATACATCTCAACAGTAAACCGATCAGTACCTTTAGCATCTACGTTGATGAATTTAAGTACCTTCGTCATATCCCTCTTATCGAAGTCAGCCCACGGGAACTCGATATCGAAGTTAATAGGAACACCTTTGTATATAGCCCAATTATCAGGGAAATTCTCCCTCTCTGCCTCAAACGTAATGCCAGCAGAAGTCGTATTTTTCTTCTGACATGTGTACACTTCATTAGTCAGTGTATCTCGGACCTTCTCTCCATCAATGTAGAGAGTGCTATTAGCAAACACCTTATCATAGAGACCAGTATAGTCAGCATGAATAGGATCGTAGCGATTACCCATTCTCCAGATGCGTTGTTTATCTGCGAGGAAGACACGACCGTATAGTGACGTTGTACCGGCTCTGAAATTCCACCCTCTATAGCGTGACCATGCCTTGATCTTTAGGTTCTTATTATACGTAAGTGCATACGCTGTAGTCTCCGTCCTCTTACGAATAATATCTACCGCTATTCCACCAAAGTTGAGCGGCTCTACAACAGTGCCACTAAGACGGAAGGCGATTAAATCTTGATTAAGTACTGTCTCTACAGTACATTCAGAAGGTATTCCTGGCGTATTACTTACATCTATACCAGATAGGTCTACACCAGCTAATGAGAACTTATCTCCTTCAACCATCCCATGATTAGGCGTGTTTAAGACAGCTCGATTAGTCCCAACGTCTTGAAATAGATAATAGATCGGATCATTCGGCAGTCGTACATTTACGTCATCGTGATTAGGTACAAAGAGGACATATCGGTTATCATGCGTACTGTAGACACTAAAGATATCACGCTCTAATGTCTTAGCTGTGAGACGACTGATATTCTGCTGTATCATCGGTGCGATAAACTCGCTCATCCTCGACGGGATAATGGAGTTATCGAACTGTGACTTCGCAAACGAAGGTACACCGATCGGATCAGCCATCACTAAGTCGAAACCAAGAAAGACCATAGACTTATGTGCAATAGCTCCATGACGCGCTACACTATCCGTAACTTCCGGTCGATGTGTTCCACCGTCGAATATGCCGAGTTCGACCATTGCTACTGTATCGTCGAAAGCTACAGCAAGGAAGTTTCTGAACTTGTTAATCCCTCGTATAAAGAGGGAGGAGCTGTTCGTGTTGTTGAGTTCTATACCGACACCATCATTAGGCGCAGGACCACCTTCCCACGTACCTGAGGAGTTTGTATTGCTTATATGTACTTTATATGGATATAAAGGATCACCTGCCATGATTAGCCATTTATCAATGGCACACACATAGCGACAGACAGGGACGTTAATCGTACTATAAGAATCACCGGGATCAGCCAGATACGTACAGTTTGGAGTTTTACTAAAGTCCACTAATACTGGCTTATCGATACCGTTGACGATGATAAGCTGACCCTTAAAAATAGCAGATGAAGCGTAGTCGATATTAGACCACCCCGGCCCCGGTGTCGGAATATCAGGAAGGACGAATGCTTTAGAATGATCCCATATACGTGTGATCTGCATTGCTGCGTTGATCTTAACTATCTCTCCTAAACTATCTACAGCTACAATGTGATCGCTGAAGTATACAATCTCAACAATATCTCCAGCTAGATAGTGCGTGTCTTTCCTAATCGACTTTGCACCAGCATCTGAACTCGCAGTGGTAGCCTTTGAAGTCATTACAAGATGAAAGCGACTCGCACTCTCAACACGGACACCGAATGTCTTACCTATAATCTCCTCGCTCTTAAGTCCGAGCATATTAGTCCAGCCGGCGAGGAATGTAAGGTGATCCCCATTACTCATACCATGAGATGCATAATCACAGACGAGTGTTCGCTGATCCGCCGTCCACGTTATCGTAAATGTAGCCGTCCCTGTTAATATAGATCCTCGCCGTAAGTCTGCGAATAGCTCTGTGCCCCATCGAACTGAAAGGGTGTTATCAACGCCTCTATGAATGTTATCCAGAACTGGTTGAAATGATGCAGACAAGTTAAGATCATCATCAACGACATTTAAGCCTCCACCAAAGTCTCTAAGAATGGTCGATTTGGTTTGCGCCATTAATTAGTCATCCAACTAGTGAAAGGAGACATAGCTGGAGCACCGAATGGTATCGGTCCCCTATTCATCGCCTCTCTTAGTTGTGCCTCTCTCTTCGCAGTAGCTTCCATGAACTTCTTCACTGCATTAGGAGAGTCCTCATCATCAGCGAGATAATTGAAGGCAGTCGCGCAGACTAGTAAGTCATCATCGAGAAAGACTTCATCATTAGGGGCGAAATCTTTTGGCTTCGTTCTATACGATACCGTGACGTAGCCAGTAGTGTTTTCAGGAACGATCTTGAATATCTGACTATCCGGTACTGTATCGTAGAACATACGATAGTTGCCCCCATTCACATGAGAAGGGAACGCGGGGAGAGGTGTGTTCTCTGATTGATACCAGATACTCCTGATATCATCTGCTCTCTTAATCTTATCACGGAGGTCGGTTGTCACCCTCCCGTCTACACCATTAAGGATAAACTGAGCACGATTAGTCGTATACCGCGGCCACCAATAGTGATCGAAGAATATATTAAACTGCCGCTGTAAAATAGCAGCAATTACATCCTCAGAATATTGCTGAACACTAATCCCAGGCTCTTGTCTCAACTCTACCAGAGTCTTACGAATAAGCTCCGAAAACGTCGTCATCACTACCTCCAAGAGTAATGGGATCGCTTATACGTATAAACGACCCCATCACACATTAACCAGCGTAGTGAGCGATACCATAGAGTTCAGTGAGATCAGCGAGGCCAATGATAGAGAATGTCTTCACGTTGTTGGAGGCAGACGTGAAGTCAACGCTACCACGAGGATCACTGCTACCAGCAGTCTGCGGTACGGTGTTAGATGCACCGTAGACAGCAGTACCCGGAGTGGCACTTACACCATCTTCGAGCCAGTTCTGCACTGCAACCGTTCGATACGGCACACCGAGAACATCAGTATAACCGATGTTCACCGTTGTAGCTGCACCGTTAGGAGCAGTCCACGTCAAGAGATCGAGACTGCGATAAATCTTCAGTGAGTTAACCGCAGTCGCACCGTTAAGTGTCAGCGTCTCACGAATAGGCTGTCCCATGTAATCACGACCTTGGATCGTGACCACATTAGCAGCCGTTGCGAGTGATACGAAGGAAAGCTGACGACCAAAGGGACCGAGTTTAGTACGGTAGTCAGCAACGAAGACGTTACTAGAACCAGCTACCGCCCAATTGCCCGCAGCGAGAATACCGTTCGCACTGAGGGTAGGAACGGCACCATAGTCAGCTCGATACTCACCAGTCACATAGTCAATGTCCGCGCTGAATTGAGCATCAGGCACGTACATATTTACTTGCTGGTTCCACGTATCGAAATGCTGAGAGTTTACACCTTGAGCCATCAGTTGTCTCCTTTCTTCTTAGTAGGAAGAGGTCGCTGAATGGCCCCGACTACATCGCTAGTCTCTAGATCGATGAGTTCAACATATTCGGGATCACCAACGAGACGCTCTACCTCTGCACGGGTTCTCACGCGGATAGAGTGGCCTTTCGGAAACTTGAGGATATAGCTAGAAGGCTCCTCAATCTCCTTATATTCAAACGTGCGCTTCTCTTTATTATACTCAGCGACTCGACGCTTATAAACCCCACCCTCTTCGACTGTAAACTTCGGTACGGGTTTATCGGTCTTGAGTTGTACTGCTTGTGCCATCTATCTCACTCATTAATGAGAACAGCGTGCGTCCGGTAAGCCTTCCAGAGACAGAACTGTCCTTGCCAAACAACTCGGCTACCGTTTGCATCCACATTCCACGGTGCCGTAAGGTCTTTCACCTTCATGTTCACATGTTTAAGAACGTGAAGGCGTAGATACTTTGAGTTGATGAAGTAGATCTTATTCACAGGGCAGTCTTCATCATACATCATCGGAACGCCTTGATGACTGATCCCCTTAAAGCCGAGGTCCATCATCTTCTTCCCACCATTGCTCTCACTAAGGTTAATCATAACCTTATCTCTGACAGCAGCGCGGTAGATACGATAGAGATTACGCCCGCACAACATGATGTCGGGCTTCTCACCTTTTACAGTGAGGTCCATAAGCACGTCATCGAGAGCTTCTTCAATGTTCGTACTATCGATGCCACCAACATTGAAGTCATAGGACGAAGTGCGCCACTGTGGCTCAGAAGCGCGCGACAGACCACCGAGTGAACCAGTTGTGGGATCATCGGGGATCAAAGACGCAAGACCGAGTGGATCAGTACCACCACCCGCTGCGTAGAGATAAGCAGAGAACTGCTCCTTAATCGACTCCTCAAGCACTTCCATCTTCGCCTTCATCAGCTTGAAGATTTGTGCTCGTCCTTTGTTCTCATCCTCTTCCTGCTCGCTGATGATAACCGTACCAGCGAAACGTGACCAACCATAACGAACAGTCGTAAACTCGTTCGTCTGATTGACCGGGAGAGTCTGGTAGTACTCATAAGTCCCTACGTTGGGATTACGGCCTACCGTGAGAGGATTAGTGATTTCCCAACCGCCATCTTCATACTCGACGCGATTGGTAGCCATCGCCCACGCTACGAAAGCGTTGGATTTAACAGCAGCCATAATCAACTTCCCACGCGACTTAGTGAGAGTTGAGTTGAGAACCGTTGCTAGTGTTGACATTAGCCTTGGTATCCTGACTCTGCGAGTGCTTCGTCAATGATCGAAGCGTAAGATCGATCAGGAGAAGACACCTCTGTTTTCCGTTCTGTCATCCCGTTACTTGGCGCACGGCCATTAACAATAGGACGACGACGAGATGCTGTCTGTTGCTGCGGCTGACCACGCTGCATCACCTGAGCAAGCTGCGGGCCTAGTGGACTATTGAAATCAAGTCCATTCCGTAGCGCAAACTCGCGTACTCTAAAGTAAGCCTCAGTCTCGTGAAGCCCCTGTGTACGCATTAAGTTCGCGATAGCATCCTGATGCGGATCAGCGTCAGGGTATTTAGACAGGAATGTATTATAACGTGTCTGAACTGCTGAAGTGACTCGTTCGTTCTCTGCTCGCTCTTTATTGATCTTGTCTAGAGGAGCTAAACGTTCATCCAGCAACTTCTTAATCGCATCGGTCTGAACAGCACCTATGTTCGATCCGAGTAATTTATTTAAGTCTACTCCTTTAGCCTGCGCTTCAGCTAGAACAATCTGCACAAGCTGCGACGGATTATTCTTGAAAAGCGCCATCATGTCAAGGGCAGCGGCCGTCTCATCGTTGTTTAGGCCGAGTTTTGCCGGTGCCCCATTAAGGAAGTTCGCCTCACTCACCTGTGCCTTAAACTGCTGCAACTCACGTTCTTTAGCATCCAATAGACCGCGATATCTTCTATTCTGTTCGTCAAGTCTACGACCACGACCAGCAGGGGCTACTATATTGCCCCGTGCGTCTACAACATTACCAGCTTGGTCATACCTAACTTGACCTTCATCCTGCTGGCGTAATTCAGTTGGGTCTTGCTGTTGTTGTGAGTGTCGTGGTTCAGCTTCTACTTCTTCACCACCTTCAACACCAGAAAACTCATCACCACCTGTATCTTCTGCAAGTCCAGGTACTTCATCAAGCATTCCGTCTTCTACGTCACTGTTGAGGGATTCCCTGCGGGGCGCCATTTTGCTGTCCTCTAGCTATACTAGGTTGCTTCGGAGTCGCACTTTCATTGTGTATCTCCGTAACTCTATTCTGTTGGCCTTGTTGTACCCTCATCATAATCTCTTCCATCGCCTGTCTGATGGGTACACCTTTAGCCATAGCTGCTCCAAGAGCTTGTTTAGCTTGTGGAGGTAGTTGGTTTATCTGCTGTTCGACTTCAGCTAGTTGATCCCCTTGAGGCTGTTGTTGACTACCGCCTTCTTCGGGTGCGAGTTGTTTCTCAATAGACGCTCTAATTAATCCCCAATCCTCCTCTGTTATAACTACCTCATCAAAGGCTCTCTCAAACACTTTCATCATTACAAGTATCGATGCAGGTACTGCCTTGCCGAATTGACCGAGTACCTGTCCGATTTGAACTGCCTCTTCCTTTTTAGTACGTGCTGTAGGCTTGAGTGCCGATCCACCAACCATTCTCAATGATATCTTAGAATGGAAGTCTTGAGGGGTCATTGGCGTGAGCATTGACCACACTTCAGCACTCTTCGGTTCTACAAGCACTGATACCATCTCAGCAGGCATCTTAGATACGCAGAGTTCTAAGAGGATCGCACCGATGTTACCAATGAACTCTTCAATCTGATCTATCTTCTCATCAAGGCGTGTCTGCGTCTGGCTTTCATACGACTCGATAGCTTTATTAGTCGTATTGGTTTTATACTCGACACCTCTCATTACGTTCGTGACTGATGACACACGATCAATTGCCTGTAGATAAGGCTGTGCATCAAACAGTTGCATAAATTGACCAGATGGTGGAGGTACGCTGAAGATAATGTCTTGTATCTTCTTACCGTCAGGCACCTTCACACCAACCGCCCCTCCTTTCTCAGCGCCACTAAGAAAGGCTGAGATGATTGCAGGGTCTTTAATCGAGTCGATATCGTAGAACACATTCTTACGTGCCCATGCTATCGCCCGTCTACGCTCACTAGCGATCTCATTGATCGCATCTTGCTGATCGAGATAATACATCACCTCCGATCTAGCATAATCTCCTTCTGGATCGGTATAAAACTCCAAGCAAACGACGGGGAAGAAGTTGGTGAGATTGTAAGGGTCGTCCCAAACCCAAATGGGCCATGACCAATTCTTATCGTTAAATAGCAGTAGCCTGCGAGTAACTCTGTCGTAGACTCTCCAGACTTTCGTGTACTTCGCTTTTTCATATGTGTCCTCATCATCATATCCGTAGGCGTGACAATCCTTATGGCCGTCTAATAGCGAGAAGTTGTTAATCTCCTCATCATGTCCACCACTCGACTTTGCATTTAGAATATGCGTCGGTGCGTAGATCGACTCCCACTCGTCGTCTTTATCCTCCTTCTTCTTAAAGTAAATAGCCCGTAGCAGTGTCGTCGGTACGAAGTCTGCAATCATCAACCAATTGCAGTCAGTCAAGTCATTATGTGTAGTACCCGGATCACGTAATACGTCCTTTGGATGTCTGAACTTCGCCCACGGTCCAGCAGGACTGAGAACGTTAATCTTGTCCTCTAGCGCCGCCAAACATCCCTCAACTTCCTCAATCTCATGAATATCTTTTGCCTTCGCCAGTCTATCCGCCTCATGTTGTATATCGGCAAGCGTCGCCTCACTGCTATCCTCCTTCTCCGTCCATCCCAACTCCATATAAGCAACGTTCGTCAGTGTACACATGATGATACACTTACGAGCTTTAGGCTTGAGGTTGATACCGGGGGTGACTTTCTTTGCAAATAGCGCATTAACAAGTCGCTCACAGCATGTAGAGAATGCAGCGAGCTTGTCATCTTGTTTATTCGTCGGAGTTAGTTCTACGTCTGGATTTTTAGCGTAGGTAGCGGGAACTAGCGCAGTAGTATTAGCAAAGACTACGTTTTCGGTTTCGATGTGCTCGTCCGAAATTCCCGTACCTTTTCTCGACATGCGCGATACATTAGGGCTATCGCTGATGTTACTATGAGTAACCTGGTCATTATTATAGTACCGAATGCACTCATCCCACGCATCTGCTATCCCTTCATTCTTCAACTTCGCCTTTGCCTGATCGCGTCGGGATTTCCACAATTTCCCCATCTGCTTCGATACAGGGATTTTAGTATCTTCCATCATCTTATAAGATGGTGAATATTTCTCAGCAGCCTTCTCAGGCTTTACTCCACCTTCAACGAGGCTATCTTTAATGGCTTCCATGCCTGCCATTTCTGCATCGGGTTCCATTATGATAACTCGCTCATCTGTTGTTGACGTTCTCTACCGTGACGCCACTTTCTAGCTGCAACGTTTGTAGGCTCACTCTCCATCCACTTCAAGTACTTATATTCCTGATTGTGCCGTGGATCGAGCCTTGCTATCGCGTCTAGCTTCGTGAGCATGTACTTCGTTGTATCCATCGCATGGTCATTGCGATCATTCGGTCTGTCATCACGCTCACCTTTACTATCTTTATCCCAATAGTAGCCACCAACCTCATCAATCCACCAATCTAAGTTACGAGATACGTATAGATGAGGAGCGTTGAACTCAC